CTTCCAGTACAAGTTAAATAACTGTCATCACAATAATGCTCTATACCTGTATCCTCTATAAAATAAAAAGGACGATAATATTTACATTTGCTTACGTCTATATCATTATTCATTGTCACCATAATCCTCTTTAATAAATTTTTCAACTTCTTTACTCAAATCAATATAACCTACTTTTTCATTATTTCGCCAAATTTTGTTATCTTCTTCTACTTCTTTTAGAAATTTATTTAGATATTCCTCTGCTACAACAGTAATATCCACATCTCTTTCAATTATACCGTTTCCCCAGTAATCGTTAATATAATCTTTAATAGAAGATTTTATTCTATCAGGTGGCATTTTAAAATATTCTTTTGAAAAAACTGCTATATGTTTAACTTTTTCAATTTCATTTTGGTAAGCAATATCAAATTCCATAGGGTTATTTTCACCAGATAAATTTTCATATATATCTTGATAAAAATCTTCTAAAGTATCATAATTATATAACTGGTCATCATATCTAAAACATAAATCTTTTTCTTTAAATTCTTTTAATGTTAGCATTACACACCTGCCTTTATCATATCAATCAAACGTTGTTCTCCTATGCGTTCGATTGCTTTTGTTTTAAAATTTTCGTCTAAGCAATAAACATTTCCACTTATCATACAAAGCTCACTTGTTGAGTAACCAATACGATTATTATAGACGGCATAGATTAAATAATATTTATCTTGATTTAAGTTACTCCAATCAATTACTTCTTCACCATTCAACTCATCTGCTAAGGCTTTGAGTTCGACTTTAGTTTTGAGGTTTTTACGATATTGCTTTGCGTGTTCTTCGGTTTCAAACACATTGTTTTGAGATATTCGCCACTCAGAGTCAATATTATCACGTAGAGATATAAAGATATTTCCATCATCTCCTATATACCAATATTCTTCTTTAGGTTTTGGTTGCCATTTTGTGTTTTCTAGTTTTTTCTCCAAGTCGTTGATTTTTTCTTGAAGTTGCTGAAGCTGTTGTTTTATTTCAGTTAAATCTGATAATTGTTTTAATTCTTTTAACTCAGGCATTCTAATATCTCCTTTACTTTTTCTTTGTCTAACTCACCGATAAAAATCAGTTCTCTTGCTACTTTGGCGATTGCTTGCTCTAATATCAAACGGTCGAAGATTGCCGTTGATGTTTTCTCGGGTGCAACTTCCTTACACATAGAAAGAATTTCCATTTGTTTTCTTGGTGTGAATTCGGGCGAACTATAATACACTGAATTTTCACAACCTTTGCACTGTTCATAATCTTTTCTACGTGCAGGCGATTGGTTGCAATAGCCATTTGCACAATAAAATCTTTCTTGTCGCTTGATGCCGAGATGTTGATACAAATCTTCTATATAGTCCATCAGTTTCCACCTTTCAGCCATTTTTCGAATTTTGCTTCGTCTATAAATATTCTTTTGCCCTTACGGACAATAACCGAATTAAAGCCGTTTGTTTCTGCCCTTGCTATCAAGTTTCTTATTGCAGATACGCTTGGATATGTATGGTAAATATTCCATTCAGGAACAGGAATAAGCCTTGAATGTGTATTTGCAGAAATATTATCTTGCAACATCAGAATTTCTGACATCAACATATACGCTTCCCTGCCAAAACGTTCGTACATCTCTTTTTTTCTTTCTGCGATTAGTTCTTGTGTTTCTTCACTTGTTAGCATAATTTGTCCTTTTCTGTTAGTAAAAATTCTTCGACTTCTCGTTTTAGTCCCTCTGAAAATAATTCACCAAAATTTTTATAAATGGTTTGCATTAGCATAAATGTCGATTTTCTGTATTTGAGAATAGCCATTTCGGCTACTCTCAAATCACATTGCAATTCTTTATTCTGCTTCACCACGCTATCATATTGAGCGATATTTTGTTTTAATAATTTGCAGTTTTCTGAAAGTTCGCAATACATATTTTCTCCTATTCTTCAACATCTAATATTTTCACAACGTTTTCCATACCAAAGTCTTGGTTGATTAGTTTATCTGCTGCGATATCCAAAATCTTATTTAAGTCTGATTCAGACATTAACTTTGCTGTTTTGATTGCTTTATCTTCAGGAGAAGCCTTAGCAAGAATTTCGTTCATTTCTAAACCTTTTTCTTTGCCGAGTTCGTACGCTTCTTTTGGTATAATTATTCCACCTGTTGAACCGTCCTCATAAGTAACTTCATAGCCTGACAAATTATCTTTTTGGATAACTCTTTTAATAGCTTTGTTTCTCAAGCGTTCTACTGTTGCCAGTTTATCGTCGTGAGCAATATCTCCACCTATAACAGTTACGATACCTGCCATATATGCTATTTCTATTGCTTCTTCATTTATGGGTTCAGTGTTTTGGATTTGAGATTTGACAAAGTCTTTCATACCACGCAACATTATCTCCCTTATTTCATCACGGACTACACCTTGTTCTTTTGTCAAATCAGAGTAAATCCGTTTGAATAAATCCGTGCCGAAAATTGACATTTCTGCATTTTGTTCAGTTTCCAGTAGTTGTTTTTCAATTGTTTCGTTCATTGTTTTTCTCCTTTTTCTCGTTTATTACTTCTATCAAACACTCAAGATATAAACTGAGTTCTGATACTGTGTAAGATTGTAATCCTGCTTTGTAGATGTTTTTTAGCAATCTTTCTTCAGTAACTGGAATACCTTGTATTAAACGACAGTTCCCACCTCGAAATTTTATATCTGTCTTTGAATTCTTCATCTGTTAAAATCCTTATTCCTCTATTTTCTATATGCTCGTGGCATATCTTGCTTACTAATATCAATTTTTGTTTAATCCCTCTTTCTTCATACCATTTCGGGTTTTTGATATATGCTTGGTATGAAATGAAGTGGTGTAGTTCGTATTGGTTATGGTCGTAATCAGACAGGCTGTCTAAATAGATTTTTACCAATTTTCCTGAACGGTTGAGAAGATACGTTGAGTTTTTATATCTCTCGAGTTCATCTTTCATTATCTTAGGCTGTTTTTTGCTCATATATTGAATACACTTTCCACCTACAATGTTCGTCAAATCTATTCTTGCCCTCTTTCCACCAGTCATAAATTGTTATGTTATAGTGTTTTTTGATATCTCTTATAACTGACGGAAGATGTCTAATCCCATAGTCGTTATGAGCTTGTGCATTTGTTATCGTTCCAAATTTCTGTAAATGGTCAAATATCCTTTTTTCTTGCGTTGTCATCTTGTATCTCCAATCTTTTTATAAGTTCCTTAATTTCTTTTTCGTACTGTTCAGGTGTTAAATCTTTTTGAGAAATCAATTTCTTTTCTGTTTCATAATCAAGCCAAATCAACTAATATTCTCCTATCTGAATCATATCTGAGAGTAATCTCTCCACCTGAGGGCGAACCTAGAAAATAGTTCTTTACTTTTTCCACAAATACTAATGGATAGTTTGATAATTTGCCGTCTGTACCTCTTTCACGGTGAATAATAATTCCGTAATCTGCCATATTGTACCAATCACTTGAACCTGAAATGCTGTATAAGTTTGGTGTCTTTTCTCCGTCAGGTTTTTTCGGGTGAGCTACAAAAATGACAAGTACATTCAACTTTTTGGCGAGCATTGAGAGTTTAGACAGGATAGAACCTATATACAAATCCTCTCTACCGTTTGTGATTTTGTTATTAAGTCTGTTATACGGATCTATTACAAGAGTATTTACTCCGTATTTTCTCACTGCAAGTTCCATACGTTCGCAGATTTCATCTATAGTCCAAGTTCTATTGATATCGTATCTATAAAAGTGGTCTGCGATAAATTCGAACGGTTCTCCAAAAATATTATTCTCGTTTTCTCTCATATATTTGTAGATTGGCATTTGTGCATACATTTCAAGTAATGAATTGTAATGAGTTGCCATAATACTTTCAAAAGAAGCGATTAAGTGCTTTAGATGATAAGTCTTGGATAAATCCATAAGCAGATTATCTACAAAAGTAGATTTTCCTCTTGACGGATAACCTGAAACAATCATCAAATAGCCTAGTCTGATTTTTACTAACTTATTGAACTTAGTCCAAGATGTTTCATAAAAATCGTGGTCTTTTTCAAAGTTGTATTTGTAAATATCATCAAAAGCGTCATAGAATGTAAGTATGCCGTCAGGTGCAATATCTTCTGCAGAATTGATAAACGTCTTTAGGTCTGCTTTATCTATTAGAGCTTCGTTTGCGTCTTTGTACTGTTTCCAGTTTACAAGTCTGCATTTTTCACGTCCCAATCTGTCGAGAAGATTAGCCTTTAATTTATCACCTGCGACATCATTATCAACTGCGATAATATGCGTAGTAAATTTTTCGATAAAATCAAAACAATTCTCTATACATTCAAGTTTATTTTCGCTCGCACCTTGTGGAATTGATACAGACATTATTCCTTGCTCTGCAAGTGCTAAAACGTCCATTTCTCCCTCTACCCATATAAGAGTATCAGTATCTTTTACCAAGTCCATACCGAACAAAGTCTTTTCGCTATCGGCAGATTGTCTGAATGTTTTCTTACCGTTGCCCAAATTCTTTCGGTATTTTACATTAACGAGTTCTCCATACTTGTAATAAGGTAGGACTATTTCGTTTTTATCGTTGAGAGTTACACCGTACATATCTACAGTTTTTTGAGATATACCACGTTTTTGGAAATACTTATACAAAGGAGAAACATCTTTTTTCGCTACAGGTTCTGCAGGTCTTTTGTACTGTTTCTTGGTCTTTTCGTATTTGTTACGGTAATAAACAACACCTGCCCAATCACAATTATGGCATTTGTATAAAACTGCGTCATCTGTGAATGTTACACTCAAGCAAGGATCTGATTTGTTCTTTCTTTGAGCAGAACATTGAGGGCAGGTTTGTTTACCACTGCGAGTTAAAGTTATTCCAAGTTCTCTAAGTTTATCTCTATATTCCACGACTAAACACTCCAGTTAGCACCACTTTCTTTGACACGTTCACGAGCATTTCTCATTACCCAACTGTCGTTTCTAAAATAAGCGTAATGACTTTTTCCTCTAGCGTTTTCTGCGTTAGCTGTCGGACGTGCGAGCCAACCACCTAACTCTCTTAATGCTGCGTCAAGGAGAGTATCTCCATATTTGGTTAAAAGTTTTTCGTATTCGCCCTCTGTAATATTTACAAGCTCCAAATCTTCTCCCAATTCTTTGCGATTTTCTGTCGCACTATTGTCCTTTGGTCTGCCACCCTTGCAACCGTTTTTGTACTTGCGATTGTTTGAATCAATTATTGGTCGTGTTAAGTCAAAAAATGCTTTTGCCACTCCGTCTAAGTTTTCAGGCTCAACATCACACAACGCATAATCAAATAATGATTCGTAGAACTTTAACCTGTCTTTGTTCGACAAGGTACGCACAACGTCTATCGTGCTTTTGTAAATTACTAAACTATCTCTCATTTTGTGTTTCCTCAATTATTAGTTTCTTTAGTCTGCCTTTAATCTTTTTTAATGCTTCGGGTATTCCGAATTTACGTACCATTTCCATAACTGCCCATTTCATACAACATTTGCCATTGACAGGTCTAAAATAGCGTTCGTAAATCGGACAACCCTCACATATACAATCCCGTAAGTAACATTCAGCGGCTGTTCTATTCCAACGTCTAACTGTTACTTGCGTGTAGCACCCACACCACACTGAATACTTCTCCTAATACGGAATTTCTTCTTCTGCTGCTGCAGATTGTGTTGTTGTCTGTGCTTGTCTTTGTTCTTCAGAAACAAAAGCTACCACTCTCCAACCAGGGGATTTTTCTGTTTTTCTTTGTTCCTTTGGAATAGGTTTAAGGGCAAACTTAATACCCTTTAATTGAGGATACAGTTCGCAAACTGTTTCATCTAACATAAGCGAAATTGCTTTTAAAGCTCCGTTTTCGTCCTTGCTTGTCCAGCCACTACCGATTTGCATTTTCCCAATTCTCCTTTTCTTTTTTGCTTGGTATCAACTATTCTGTTGCAGGGGGTGGAGTTGAACCACCAATCAGCTGCTTAGGGGGCAGCCGTGTTACCATTACACTACCCTGCTATGAGTGAAAGCAGGGGATTACTCCCCTGCTGTTGTAGGCGGTAACTCTACAACAATTCCATTTTCAGTCCAATTTGTTTCATCTTGAACTTCGAACATATCGTTTTTGATAACAGATTTTGTTGTGCTATCCATTGCTAACGCTTTTTGAAGTTCTACTGATTTTGGACATAATTTAGCTAACTGTATAAGAACAGTTTTCTTGCACATAGCGTTTAAATCTTTTGCCCAAGGGGATTCAGGTAAGAAGTACGGATTACTTAGTTCAACATAAGTATGTGCGTTATCGTCCCATTCCCTTGTGATATAACATTTTGAATGTTCTTTTGCGTGTTCGATACAATCTTCTTTTGACATAACTTTGAAGATTGAGCCACCATTGCGAAGTGTTGCTACTGCATAATATGCGATTGCTTCACCACGATTTTTCAATGTTGGGCAATGTTTCAAATAAGGATTTGTACCGTATGAGTATTCGAAAATATCGTTTTCGTAAACTGTGTGCATATCGATAGTCAATGCTGCACCGTGTCTATAGAAAAGCTCTATATAACCTTTGTACCCTATTTGAAATTGGCATTCTAAGACTTTAGTCTTTCTGCCATTGATAAGTTTAGAATTTGTGTAAGGTATCAAATATGCTTGTCCCTCAACGTTTGGCTCTAGTCCTAGTTGAGCAGATTGGAACAAAGCTCCAAGCAAACTCATCTGTGTACATTGTGCCAATTTTGGATTAAGTCTGATAGCCGTTACTGCTATACGTACAAATCTTTCAGGTGTCATAAATGTAGGTAGAGCGTTACCTAGTTCAGATATTTGATTTCTGATGAAAGTTGCCATATCAACTTTCTTATCTTGAGTATTTACAACCTGTTTTTTTACTGCTGCTAAGTTTGCCATTATGCCACCTCATTTTCTTTGTTTTTAGTAATTCTCATAACTCTGTAGCTTGTTTCTTTTGCGTATTCTTCGAACAAATCTTTGTGTGCTTCTTTGAATGCTTTTGTGTTAAAATTTGTTTTGCTTTGTGATTTCCAAGTAACTACATAACGTGGAGTTTTAATCCCTGCAAAGCCTTGAATGATATCTTTTAAAGAAGTTTCGATTGCTTTTTGTTCGTCTTGGAATGATTTTATATGTCCCTTGATTTCCTGAAGATATGCTATCTTTTCTTCTATGGCAGATGTTGCCTGTGCAGATTCATCATCTGTTGGGAAAAGTTCTACCATTGCCTCTGTATGAGTTTGATACATATCTTTCAAAGTATCATCATCATTTGGCATAACTTCAGGTGGGACTTCATCTTGTACTTTTTGCCAAAAGTCTTTCGCAGCTTCTACCATTGTGTCGAAAAGCTCTTGGTCGAATTCGATTTGTTTATATTTGAATGATTGACCACCAATAAGAACTGCAATATGTCCGACTTTACGTCCTGTAATTCCTAAGTACCACATAACCTGTAAGATGTATTCTTGAGGGATTTCGTCATTTTCCCATTCATCTTTTTTGAAAGCTGAGCAGGTTTTGCATTCAAGAAGCTCATCAGTACCTGTTACCAATCTATCAACGTGAGCTACCATATATGGATAGTTTGGGTGTTGATAATATTTTGGACTACGTCTTACGGCTTTGCCAGTCTTTTGTGTGAACTTTTTAGCGACAAATTCTTCTAGGTCTGTTCCAAGTTCTACGGCTTCTACATTAGATAAATCAGGTGCAGGCAATCTGTCTGTTTTTTCTGCCCATAGTTTGAGTGGAGTTTTCCACCTTGACATACCTAGTATCGCTGCAATGTCTGAACCACCAATCATTTGGTTACGGTTCATTGTTACGTCTTTGTTTGAAAATTCTGTTGTTGCTGTCATTTGTTACCGCCTTTCGATTATAAACTTTGTTCTAAATCTTCTATTAGTGTTTTGATGTATTGAAGTGTTGTCTTTACATCAACTGCATTCTTTACTGGTTTTACGAATGGGATATCGTAATATTTTTTGAGCTTTTCCACTTCTGCATAGCTGTAGAAGTTATCTTTTTGAGCTCTGCTAGAAATTGTCGCTTTAGGTTTTCCTAAAATTGATGCTAATTCACTTTGGGTAGGTCTGATATTTGCTTGCTTGTTTATGATGTCTATCACATCTGAATGTCTAAGGAATGGCACTCTGTCAATCGCACTGAACTTAACTCCGAAATAATCTTCTAGTTTGGTAAGTTCTTGACGTTTGTAGCGATAATTTCTTGAAGCTCTGCCATTGACTGTACCTAGTGGAAGATTTAAGATATTTGCGAGCTCACGTTGTGTAGGCTTACTGCCTGTTTGCTCCATTATCATTTTCAACATTTCATTATGTTTCATTTCTTTTCTCCTATAAGTTCTAAAGCATAGCTTCGTCCATTTCTGCTTGACGTTCGGCTTGTTCTTCTTCGTCATATCTGACATAGCCATAAATTTCGTCAACTTCTTCTTGGGTATAGACTGGATAATTTTCTCCGTGTAAGTCTGCCCATTCGTCTAATTCTTCTCTGTTCATTGTTGTAACTCCTTTCGTATTGAATTGAGTTCGTCTATTCTGCCGTCTGCTTTGGCTTGCATAAACATTTGTACTGCTGTTGGCAATGCATTTTGTTCTGAAATCAAATAACCTTGTTTGTGCAAGGTTTCTGAGATTATGTATGGGACTAATCTACCCATAATAATTTCTTTTGAGTTCTTTTCCATAATCTCCATTTTTCTTTGTTTGAATTCTCTTGCAAGTCTAGCGTCTGTTTCTGCTTCGGTTTCGTATGAATTGAACTCAATAGAGCGAACTCTAGTAAACTCTGTCCAAAATTGATTTATAACCTTTTTCAATTTTTCCATTACCAATTACCCCTACAGATTACGAAATCTACTAAACCTTTTCTCATTGCTTCAAGAGTGCCTGCACTCAATAAAGCAATCAATCTAGGATTTTCTGAAACTTCTTCGAAGTCATACCAAGTATCTTCATCATTTGGGCAAAGGATTTCATAATCTTCGCCTTTCAAAAGAAGTTGAACTACTTTTTGTACTGATGTTTCGATTTGCATTTTCAACCTCCTACGATAACCTTGTAATTGTTGTTACCCAAACCAACGTAGGCTCGTTTCCTATGCCCTCGATTGTTTCTGTGAAAGTTTTAGCTTCATAGAGCTTCATACCTTTTGCAAGTTTTGCGAAATCTGAACCTTCTAACGTTTCTTCGTTATAGATACCAGTAACGTGTTGGTCTTTTTCTTTGTTGTCAGCTGCTGCTGTTGAAAGTAAAAATTGTTTCATTTGTTACCGCCTTTCTCTCCATACGGAGAAGAACCTGTGAAACACCTAGACACGGATTGATATTCACAGGTTCTTAAACTTTTTTTACAAAAACATTGATTTTCAATGTGTTTGTGGTTAAAATATAAGTACGCCTGTCTAGGTGTGCATTAAAGACTTGCTTAAACGCTGTCGGGAAACTTTGTTTTGTAGGTCTTTTTTGCTATCAGAGTTTCGATATGAAACCCACATTCAGATTATACAACAGTTCGTTTGAAAATGCAACTATATTTGAAACGAAATTTTATACTTTCGGTATGCCAACTGGCTAGAAAGTAGGTACAGCAAGGAAAAATTCGTCTTTACAAAACTTAACAACTGGACTTCTAAACAATATTCGAATTCTTCTAAACATAGGAAGGACACAGATTATGAAACACAGTGATGTTATATCTACCATAGCAAAGCAGACAGGCAAAGAGCCTAAAAACAAAGATATTGCGAATGTACTTGACCTAACACAAGAAGCGATACGTTCAAGAGCATTCAGGGAAAAAGAGTACAGCTATAGCGAAATCGAAAAGCTAGAAAACTTCTACAAAATTAACTTTGCAAATCAAACATTTATTGATGATATCCACGATACAGGAAGTGATGTCATAGTAGATTATTATTTCGAAACTCTCGGAAGTTGCGGAAACGGAGCTTTTGAGTATTCTGATGTCAAAGAAA